GGTCATAATATAGTAATTTATATGCTTACAGAAGAAGCGTTTGAATTATTTAAAAGTTCATATAATTTAAGAAATAGATATATCGTAGAGTTAAATGATAAAATAAAATGTATTAACAATTACGCAATGTGCATTGAAAATCAAACAATAGGATTTATTGAAAATTCATTTAAAGGTGTATTAAATTGTAAAAGACAATATAAATTTGATAGATACAAAGTTGATTTATATTTTATCGACTACAAATTAATAGTTGAATGTGATGAACATGGTCATGCTGACAGAAATCAAATAAAAGAAAAAATGAGAGAAAACTATTTAATGTCATTAGGAAATAAAATAATTAGATATAATCCAAATGATGACTCCTTTGATTTGTCCAATGTATTGAAAGAAATATATAAGATTATAATGACCCCTTTGTGCGTGTAATAACCATAATAAACACAACACCGCATCATCATCTCCATATCTAAAAAATTGGTTCGCTGCTAGGATAATACATTTTATCTCCTTTTTTAATGTTATATATAGCTTTAAAATAAACCGATCGTGATAATGGAATATTTACACGATGTTCGTTTAATGAATGTGCGTTATATTTGGTCATTATCTTCAGAGTATATTTTGACATGATGCTTTTCATTTGATACGCATAAAAAACATAAAAATCCGTCAATTTTTCTTTTATAAGAATATTTGGAAGTTGTTTTATTTGATAATAATTAATCAAATACTTTTCACAAATATATAATCCCATAATATCGGCAATATTTTCTCCGACATTCATTTCCGGATGAATGTCATTATTTTTATTAGAAAATAAATAATATTGAGAATTAATTTTATCCTGAATTTTTTTATATTTTTTCCTATCCGAATCGGTCCACCAATTAGATAAATTTCCATTTAAATCATAATTTGATCCATTATTATCTAATGAATGAGCTAATTCATGTGCCAAAGTGAATCCAAAATAAGCCATATTATATTCAAATCCCAGTCCAGATAAATTAATAAATGGTTGTTGAATGTAAGCTAATGGAATATAAATTGAGTTTGAAACGGGACTGTATGTTGCGTTTACCATATACACTTCTGTGTCAGAATATTGACTATGTTTAAGAGTCCACTTATAGTGTAACAAGTTAATTACATTTTCTCCAATTAGCATTAAAAATGTATTGAATTTAATTTTACTCATCTCTAATAAATTTTGCCACAATTCTTTATTATTATAATTAATATCAGAATCTTCCGCAAATGTTAAATTGGATCCAATGACTATTTTTAAATTATCTATTTTTTTCAATCCATAATTGCGAGTTTTTATATTCATCCATTTATTTTGTTTAACTATGTTATAGAATACTTTTTTTAAATCGGTTGCCATATTTGTAACATACTTGAATGTATCTGGATTATATTGTTTCTGAATGTATAATTCCGACAATAGTTTATTAAATGCTTTTAATACTATTTTTATTGCGTATGTTTCTTCATTATATTCAGAAGAATGTTCTAAGAATTGTAAATAATAATCTGTGCTAATTTTTTTCCATGTGTGAGTGTATCTTACTATTTGTCTAATATATGTATAAATCCAAAATGGTCTCCATTCTTCAGTGTCCCATTCATTTGCTAATAAAGTAGAAATATTTTTTAAGTAATTTAAATCTGGTGTAATAAAAAAATCAGGAGCATCTTTTATGCCTAATTCACTTGAAAATTGATCCCAATTAAAATTATATTTTTCTAATGATTCGGATTTCAATACTTTATTATACCCTAACGGATGGTTTATAAAATCGAATCCTGAAAAGCAATAAAATATTTTTTCAAAACACTTGAATACATTATCAACAATTATATTATGATTTTTACCAAAAAAAACTTCAAATAATTCATGGAGATAACTAATAAATCGTGGTTTGCAGTTACATTGCAATGTTTTTTCTTTTGTAAAGACAGATATGTCTAATGTAAATTGTTGCGGGTTAATATAGCAACAATATTTATTAGTATTTTTTTTATCATAATTCACTTCAAATAATATTGGACTATATGTAGAGATAATACAATTTTTATTAACCATTGCGAGAAATTTCCATAAATTGGTCTTATCTTTTCGTAATTCATCAATGTCATTGATTGTCGTTGTTATGTATGCTTTAGTTGATTTTATCGAATTTAGTGATAATGCGGATTCAAATAAGTTTTTCATATTAATGGCATCTTTTGAGGAATTATGTTTTACATATTCTTTATAAATATCAATCATTTGATTATATACTTTATCCTGAACTATTCTAAAATTATCCTTTTGAATAATATAGTCAGGTATAATTTTTTTATCAATAAGATACGATTTTTTATTTACATAATTATAAAAATTATTATTTGGGTTGATTTTTTCAACTGTTAATAAATATTTAAATAGTGATTTTTTAAATAATGGATTTTCTACAAAATTTTCTTGAAATGATGTATATTCATTATTACTCTTACCACATATCAAATTTCTCTCATTTAAATCCAAATTCAATAATATACTTTTTTCAAAGTTTCTTTTAGTTTTGTTGTTGGATCTATTTTGGTTTTTTTTTGTTTTAATAGGCATTATATATTAAAACAAATATTATTTACTTTTTTTTGTAACAATGTTGTCTCCTTCAAACAACTCTTTTCTAATATCGGCTGTTGAAATAGCATCACTCTCTTCTCTCAATCGGTGTTCTTGAGTATTAACACCAATTAAATTGCCATGTTCGTCAATTGATTGAGTAAGCACATTTCCGGATTTCTCTGCATTTTTAATGTTTTCTTCAATCGCATGTTGTTTGGTTTCTTTGACTCGCTGTTCAAATGCGGTTTTTGCATTGGTCTCGTTCTTTGTCTTTTCATGCATCAATTTATTCAATTCTTCTTCCAGGTATTCAACACGTCCGGTTTTATATGCTTCAGGTTCCCAAGGCATCCATAGTCCAACAGGACCTACAAACACATCATGATTTGGGTCTATTTCTCTCAACATTTTGCAGCGCAGTTCGGCCTCTTCCAAGGTAGGAAATGCCCCGCGAATCTTTAGCCCACGCGTGCTTGTTTGGAAATTATGTTCAACTCCAAACCGTTTTTCCAAGTCCTCTTCGTTGTTGTCTAAAAAAGTTTTGTATTCATCTTCAATTGTTAAACTGGATATGTTGGCGCGCTCCTCTTTTACAAATTCCTTGAAATCTTCTGTCATGTCGTTAAAATTAATGTTGTATTTGTATGAGAGAAAATTAAGGAATTGCACAAATTTTTCCATTGATTTTGTAAAATCCCACTTCTTTAGGAATTCTTCAAAATAAAAGATATCCTTTTGCTTTAGAATCTTTTCAGGAGAGACAAATGAGACACATACGAATTTTTGTCCAGCAATAGGTTTGTCTTCTTCTAGCAAATCCACATACTTTTTGTTCTTTTTGCCAGTTTTAGTCAGTTTTCTTTCAAAATTCGTGGCCGTGGATTTAGGAGGAGGGGTCGCCGTTGCCGGATTTTTTTCGCTCATTATGTTTAGTTGTTTTGTATTGTTTAAGTTTTTTTCTTATTATTTAATATAATGAACGGATTAGTAAATGTAAACGAATTAGTCAAACGAATTATCAAGTATTTAGTCCAAGGCTTAATGGTTGCAATTGTTGCGTTTGCAATTCCTAAAAGGTCTTTGAATATGGATGAAATTGCCATCATCTCATTGACTGCAGCAGCCACATTTTCCATTCTTGATACATATTTGCCTTCCATGGCATCCCCTGCCAGGTTCGGTGCAGGATTCTCCATTGGTTCTAAATTGGTTGGCGGGATGTAGTGAGATCTCCGTCTAAACCGTGTGAATAAATTCCCAGTCTAATTCTTCACATATTTGTTTCCAAATGCAATCCTGCTCTATTCTCTTTTCAATGTCTTTTAACATTGGGAAATGCTGCAAATATTGCGTCTCTCCCAACAATTCACACAATTTATAGGCAGTGTAATAATAATTTAAAAAATTCACTCTGTCATCCGGACAAAATTTGGAATATGGTGCTTGCAATTCTATAAATAAATTGCAGAGGGTGTCTTCCAATTCGGGAGACATGATTGGCGGTTTAATTCCCAACTTATCTTTAATAAATGGTATGTGTTCATAGTATTTATTATAGCCCAACTTTTTCAAAATCTCCTTTGTCTTATTGTTTGTTATTTGAGTGAGAGAAATACGCTCCTTTTTTATTTGCTGTTTAATGTTTTCAATCACCTCGGGAGGTATTTGCGTTGTCTCTTTTCCTTGAAATTGCGCGAGGATTTCTTTGAAATGGTTTATTCTTTTGTATGCATAAAAACATACCTCTTTTGGCGGCTCTTTGTATGAAGGCTTTTCGTTTTCTATCAAATAGGGTATATTTTTGAAACAGACATTGCATATCAACATCCCGTCATCCTCTAATGGAATCAACTCGCCTTTGAAACAAAATTTACATATGTCTGATTGACATATAAATTGATTAATGTCTAAAAAACTGTCGTCTATATTAGTCAAATACTTGTTCACAATGTTGGTTTGACTTTTTTTATCTGACAAGTTGTCTTCGGGTTCTACACTTTTTATCTTGAAAAAATTGTCCAACAATTTATTCTTTGGGTTTTGTTGCTGCTCTTGTTGCATTTCCGAAATGTTTTTTTTATTTTCAAAATAGTCAAATATATATTTTGAATTGTCCAAATAATAGGATTTCTTTTTATTTTTAAGGTCCTTTATGGATTGCTTTATTTCAGAGATTTTGTCTTGAATATCCATGACCTGGTCAATGTTTTTTAACCTCTTTGACCTTTTTAATTTCTCTTCCAAAGAGTGTCTTTCCTCCTTTAATTGGGGAATGTTATCTGTTTCATCTCTTATAAATTCATTCAAAAATTCATTGTGCTTTCCGTCCAATGTTATTGAATTCTTCTTATTCATCTTTATCTTTTTTTGAGGTTTAGGCTTAAAACTAGGCATATTATGTTTATTTTTATTACTTTATTTCTCTTTTTTATAAATGGAACAAATTAACATTGAAAAAATTGATGCACATAACATTGATACAACCACTTTGCATAAAATGATTCTATTATTTAACGCTCTTGAAGAAGGATGGACCATACAACGAAACAATCAGTCATATGTCTTTTCTAAAAATCACGAGGGAAAAAAAGAGGTTTTATTAGATAGTTACTTGTTGAAATTTATGAAAACCAATCTTAATTTGAGTAAAATATTGGAGCATTAGAAAGGACGATTATTTATTGAATCTACGATATATCATTTTCTCATTTTTTCGTCCTTTTTGAGATTTGTATTTCTCTCCACGTGGTGGCTCATCATATATAACATATGTCATGCCACACTTTTTTCTACGTTGTTGGTTCTTGTCTAGTAGCGACGTGCTCTTTCGCTGGTTTAGAATTTTCTCGCTGCGAATTGACACTGGAGCCCGGCACAGCGGACAAGAGAGCGGGTCCTCTTCATCGCAATAGTCTATAACATCTTTACTGATGCTGGAAGATTCAAATAAATCTTTAAAATCTTCTATATTTGGATAATAAATGTCTTGTGCGTCGCATTCTTGAAACACCTGTTCGCGATGCGCCATATCCACCTTATGCATGCAACCATAATGGAATTGATGTTTGCATTTCGGTTGAATATAGTCGTGAGTAATCGGGTCCAGGCAAATCGCACATAATTCTTGGTCTTTTTGTTCTTGTTGCGTTTGTTGTTGTTGTTGTTGAGTTTGCATCGTAAGTTTTTGAATTGTGAGATGGGTTATAGATTATTTTCATTTCAATTTTTTTTTAAATGAAAACAATTTCATATAAATTACAATATTTAGGAAACCCAAAATTAGTTATATTTAATTATTATAAAAAAAATTGATTTAAAAATAATACATTACAATATATTAT